AAGATACGGCGTGACTTCGCGGGTCGTTTGGCCCTGCAGCATGTCCGTCGCGGCGTTTTGCTGGCCCATCAGAGACGCGAGAAGCGAGGTATCCGTTCCGGCTTGCTGTGCGGCTTGCAGTGCGCCAGTGTCCGCGCGCTGACCTGAGATTGTTTGCAGGCCGCTCATGTCGGCGCGTTGCCCGATCATACCCTGCATGCCGCTCGTGTTGATCGTCTGGCCCAGAGCGCCTTGCAGCGCGGAAGTGTCGATTTCCGGCATTTCAAACGGCTGCATCGAATATTCGCGCGCGCGGTCCATGAATGCGATCTGATCCGCGTTCATCGGCGCGATGCGGTCGCCTTGATAAACCTCGGGCCGGAATGCGTCGGCGCGGTTGAAAGTGCGTCGCATCTGGTTTTCGACGTAGTCCGGTGCCTGCACCGTTTGGGTGGTAGTTTCAGCGCCTTTTGACATTGGGCCGCAGATCCTTGTGGTAAGTCGGATATGCGAGTTGCCAGCCAAATTTTTCGAGAGTGCGTTGCCAACCTTTTCGGCCGTAGCCTTCAATCAGGTCGCATTCGCAGGTGACGGCGTGCTCGCTTATTTTGTCGAGTACCGTCTCAAGCCATAGGTCCATTTTGCTGCCCGACAAAAAGTCGACACACATGGCCTTTCGGCGCGGATAGGTAGAAATCCGGGTTGTAAGTGTCGCGATAATAACAGAATTGTCGCTAATGACAATCCACAGCAGATAGGCGCCGGCTTTTGCCGCGTCATAGATGTCATCCACAAGCAAGCGGTCTTGGCTTAAGGCGACGGGCTTTTCAAACATCGGCCGCAGGATCGGCCAGACGTGATCGATAAGGTCAGGGCGAACCGGCAGAACCTCAACCGATGACGATGTATTTGATTTCTTGCGTGCCGGGTGACGACGTGAACGTGAACGTGATTTGGCCATTGGCTGTCGTTACCGTTGCGGTGTTAGCGTCTGAGGATGTAGGAACCAGCAACACGGCGCTGTCCGCTGACACGAGCGGGTTTGCGACAACCTGCGTCGTGCTGCCCGTTGTGGTCATGGTGCCAACGCAAGCGAGCTTGCCATCAAGCGCCTGATTGACCGCTAAGGCCACTTCGCGCGGCGTGCCTCCCTGCGGCGGTAGTTTGTTTTCGCCAGCCATCAGCGCCGGCCTTGCGCCGTTGCGTCGAGACTGAACCCAAACGCCTGTGACCAGTTGCCCGATGCGGTGAATTTCAGGCTGAAATAACGGCCCGTCTTGCGCGCTGGGATGATGTTGTTTGTGTTGACTGCCGCCGGCTCAGAAAAATTGACCACGTCGATCTGACGCGAACGCGAACCTACAGCACACGACACGGCGGCGTCGGCACTTGCGCCTTCAATGTGCGGGCTGATACTGCGCACCAAAACGAGCTGTTTTTCTGCCGGCTCGAATTCGCCCGTCTCAAGCGTCAGCGTCAGCGGCGTGCCAGTCAGCGCAGACAAGAACGAGCCAGATGCGCCGTTTTGCGCAAGCGTCAGCACGGTCGAGCCGCCGGCGTAAATGCCCGCGTCGAGCGTCGTCGTCAGGTCTTCGAGCGTTTGCGGGTTGCCGTCTGCATCGGTATCTAGGCTTTCCAGCGTCGCCCCAAGCTGCCGAACGTGACCGATCATTTCGTGGTCAATCTTGGCAATGCCCCACTTGTCGAGCGTGTAGTCGTAAACGATCAAGCTGTCGTTTTCGTCGGCATCGGCGTTTTGGCTCGGGTAGGACCAAATGACCAGCGACGATGCCGGGTCAATGATGCACTCGATGTCGCTGGGTCGGCTGCGGTCGAAGCTGCTAAAAAAGAAATCGTTGACGCGCTCGGAACCGATGTTGATGACGCGGCCGTCGACGTAGCGCTGGAACCCGTCCGAGCTGAGAAAAAACGCCTCGTTTGAAGAACGCGCTGCCGTACTGCCGGCAAATTCACAGCCTTGGTTCGATACCTTTTCAAAGCCGAAAACCAAAGGCGGGCCGACGTATGTTTGGCGGTAAATGCCCGTCCGAGTGAAAATCAAACCCGTCTCGCCGCCGATCAATCCGGTGATTTCGCTGGTGTCCGCAAGGATCTGCGCGCCGCTTTGATCGGTGCCGTTTGTCCAGGTGTTCGCGTCGTCTATCGCAGACCATACAACTTCCGCCTCGCTGGTTGACGTGTTGGCGCAGACGAGGAACCGCCCCACAGCCGCGACGTGCGTGGCGTTCGGCGCGCCTGATACAGACGTTGGCGCGGTTGAGCCGTTGCTGTCGAATTTCTGTAACGCTTGACCCACACCGCTTGCGGCATAGACCACGCGCGCGCCGGAGCCGGTCGTCGCAAATTCCTGGAACCGCCACCGCACGACGTTTGAGTAAGTCGGGTCGGCGGCGCTGCTGTTCGCGTAATTGAATTCCTGGAATTTGCTAGTGCCGGCGTCGAGCTTAACGAGGCGCGTGTCTGTGCCGGCGAAGATGTTTGTGACGAGCGAACCAGACTGGACTTGCACGGTCGAGAGAATGCCGCGAATGCGGGGCATGTCGATCTCGGTCGCTGCCGCGCCGCCCGATACTGCGCCAATGCGAAGCTTGTTGCCTGTCAGTGCGCTGGGCGATTTGACGGCCTTGAAGCCGCGCACAGCAGGGAAGGCGTTTTGCAGCGAAAGAACGCCAGGGTGTCCGAGGGAGGGATGGTCAGGGAGCCAAGGCCCGAAATCAATCATTGGTTTGCCTCGCGTTTACACTGGCGTCAGCGACGTCAAGTTCGTGCCGTCGTGAGCGACCAAGTATTTGCTGCCGTCACTTTGTTCAAAGTATTCACCCTCTTGGGTCGTCCATACGCCGGAAGGCCCAGCCTGGCCAACAAATGTCCATGACGTACCGTTGAACGTGTAGGCGTGAGCCGCATTTGTGTCGCCGAAATAGTAGTAATTTTTGTTGAAGTCGTAGAAGGCAGAGCGGTTGTTTGTTTTAGCCACAGGAGACGACGACGGCAGTGTGTAGTTCGTGACGCTGCCGCCGGTTGTGATCCGTATAACGCGCGACGACGTTGTGTAACTGCCCGCCCAAAAGTATGTCCCATCCCACAGGACGCCTTGCAAGTTGTCGCTGTGCGATGCCGACGCGACTTGCGACCCGGTTGATTTGTTGACGATGGAAATGTTGCCAACGCTGTCAACGCCGCAAAGAAGGGTGCCGCTGTCTGCAAGGCCAAGCCAGTTTGTGCCAAGCGCGGTGAATGTGCGAGTGACGTTTTGCGATGTCCAACCTGAACCGCTCCAATAATACTGCGTCGCAGTGTTCGCACTGCTGGTTTTGAACCAAGCATACCGCGTGTATCCATAGCTCGTATCGCGCTCAAGGCACCACGCGCGCTGGCTGTTTGGCGCGGTTTTGTGCTGCCCGGCGGCTGTGTAACCCATGTCAAACGACGTGATGCCGCTGCCGCCATTGTCAGAAGTGTCGTCAGTCACGGTGATTGAAACAGCATGACTGTCGGAGCCGGCTGAGTTTGTCGCGACGACGTTGATGGATTGCGAGCGGTCTGCCGGTGTTTCGTAATCCGGCGACACGGCAAAGGTGAGCTGGCCGCTGCTGTTAATGTTGAAATTGCTCGCATCTGTGCCAGTGACCGACCAAGTGATTGGCGTGGTGCCGCTGGCCGTGTAAGTCGCCAAAACGGTGCTGGTGCTGGTGTTTTCGATGATCGAGATTGACGTTGAGCCGGAGATGTTTGGCGCAGTGCCGCCGCTGCTGCCGCTGTTTGTTATTTTGTAGGCTGTGGCGGCGTTGAATGGGTTGTGCAGCATAACGTCAGACCCGCCCCACAGGGAGCGTGAGTTGCTGAAGTCGTTGTTCAGCCCGCTTGTGTATATTTCGCCCGTTTGCCCGAATTTAGTCGTGATATAGGTTTTCATTTCAGCCGGCGTGATTTGCGGATTAACTTGTGCAATCAGCGCGGCGACCCCAGCGACTTGCGGCGCAGCCATTGATGTGCCGCTCATAATTTGCTGGGTGTAGTTGCTATCTAGATAGTACGACGAACCACCCGTTGCGCCGTTTGAAAAAGCGCTGACGATGTTGCGACCTGGCGCATAGATGTTGATGCCGGGGCCAGCGTTACTGTCCGTCGCTTTTTGATCTAAGGAACTGCTGTAGGCCGTGGCGTCAATTGCGCCGACTTCTATGCTGTCACCGAACCCGTTTGCGCGATTTCCCGCGCCTGTCGGACTGCAGCCTTGGTTATAGCGGCGCGCGTTGCTGGTCGTCGTTCCGTATGCAAAATTGTCGTAATCAGAGCCGCCCGGCGCATCGGTTTTGTATCCAAAATTTCCCGCAATATGAACAAAGATGACGCCGGCCGAAATCATGTCCTCGACCTCGGCGTCAATGGCTGTGTCGCGGTATGGCTGCACATAGTTACCAAATGCGCTTACCGTTCCGTCGCCGGCCCATCCGTAAGCCAGCCGCTCAGCAGACGTGTCAATTAGTGCGCCCTGCTTTAAGCCGCCCCGGTAAGTGACATAACTCGGCAGAGTGCTGTAATACCACCAATACTGCCACGACGCGTTCACGATCGTCGGCCGCTTGTATCCGTTTGATTGAACAGGCTTCGCGTTGTGCCAGAGGCGGATCAGATCAAAAGCAGTGTACGAAGCGCCGCTGAGTGCAATAGCTCCGGTGCCGCCTATTTTCATCGAATAGATGTCTGCCCCGCGCGCCCATCCAAAAGTCTTGCCGGCGGCGATGCCAGCGACATGCGTTCCGTGACCTTCGGCGTCTGTATAAAAAGACCCGCTTTGCGTCCCCGACACGCCCGCCGCCGTGTACCAGTTTATTTGCTGCAGCCGACTTGATCCTGCGGCGTTTTCCCATTCGGGGTGGCCGACTTGAATGCCGCTGTCTGCGACGACAATGTCGACGCCTGTGCCGTCCAAGTGGTAGTCGTAATTCTGCGAGGTGCTATTGCTCGTCCCATAAATGTTTGACGTGGCGTTGCAGCGAATAAGACCCCAATTGATGTTTGTGCCGCTTGCACTTGTTGTTTTGCTAAAGTTGCCTGTTTGCGTCAGTCCTGGCCCAGAGCTTACATTAGGGTTTAGGCCCACCGGAATTTCTACCGCCAAAACGCGAGGGTCTAACCGCAGCGTTTCGGCCTCGGCCTCGGTCAGCGCATATTCAGTGTTGCGCAAACTGCCAGGACGCGCGTTGACCACGTCAACAGATCGGGCGGGGATTTGGCCCGCGCCAGACTGCGCCGTCATTTCCGCAAAAAACTGATCGGCGTCTTCGGCGTTTTCTAGCGTAACGACGTATTCTTTTTCCATTTACAGCGCCACCCACGAAGACCCGTTGTAGACGTTGACGGCGTTGGTTGACGTGTTGAACACCATGTCGCCCGATTGCGCTGAAATCGCGTTGCGCTGGGTTGTGGTGAGGTTTGGCAACCGGAAAGGCACCGTGCCTTCGACCGTGACGCGGTTGCCGGCGTCAAGAACAACATCGCTGCTGCTGCTGATCGTATTGGTCGAGCCGGAGCCAGTGACTTCAAGGTTTTCAACCGTCAGCGTGTTTGTCGTCGCGTTGAACGTAAACGTGCTGTCGCCGCCGAATGATCCGCTATTGTTGTATTGAACCTGCGTGTTTGACCCGCCCGGCGCGCCGCTGCCGCCAGAAACTGCGCCGGTCGCTACAGCCGTCACCCTGCCATAAGCATCAACCGTGATGGTGTCGATTTTGGTCGTGTTGCTTGCGCTACCATAAGTGCCTGAACCGATGCCCGCTGTTGCCAACTCAAGGGTTTGGTTGTGGTCGCCAGATGCCGTGTTTTGCGACCCTGTCAGCCCCGCGCCGGCTGTAATGTTGACCGCTGTGATGTCGCCAGAGCCGCCGCCTGATTGCGCGACCCAATCGTAATCCGTACCGTTCCAAGACAGCACCTGTCCGGTTGTCGCTGTGCTTTGGTTCAAGTGCGTGTCAACGTCTGTGTCGCCGTAGCTTGTGCCAATTTCCGCATATTTTGCCAGCCGCTCCCATGACCCGCCGTGCGCAAAGTACATGGTGCCGTCGGCGTGACTGTGCGCAATTGCGCCGTGGTAAGTGGTAGCGTTTGGGAATGCTGCTTGATCGGCAAAGTAAAAGGGAATGACCGAGCCGCCAGACGTCGCGGTGATTGTCCCGGTCAGATCAATGTCGCCAGTGCCGGTGATGTCGTTGCTGTTTAGATCAAGGTTGCCGCCGAGCTGCGGGGTCGTGTCCTCGACTACGTTAGCGATGCCAGAGCCTGACCCACTGCCGCGCAGATCGCCCGTTGAGAACCCAAGGCCATCATCGGAGGTAAACGTTACAACGCCGGTGCCAGCGTCATAACTGCCGCCGGTCCAACCCAAGCCATCTGCGCCGGCTGGTCCGGCTGGTCCGGCTGGCCCGGCTGGTCCTTGTGTGCCAGTGCCGGTGCTGCTGCCGCCTACCGATATAAGCCCACTGCCGCCGCCCGATGCACCGCGACGGATTTGTAAATCCGAAGTGCCGAAGCGCAGACGGTCGCTGTCTTTTTTGATCTCGGCCAGAGCGCGCGTAAACAGGGCGTCGTGATACTGAGCGCGCTGTTCGTCTTGCAGAAACGCAAACGCCTGGTGCAGCGCGCCTTGCAGATAACAGTCGCCGTGACGGGCCAGAACGGTGTTAGTCGGCTCGCTGTCGGTCAGCGCCGCGACGCCTTCGTTGTAGACAAATTCGAGCGTCAGCGCCTTGCTTGGCGGGGCGAGCAGTTCAAGCTCGTTTGCCGTGATGCTGTAGAAAGCCAGCGCGTCCGTCGTTGTGCTGCGCTTGCGTTCGTCCAGTTGCGACGGGCTGAGATAGTGCAGCCCCTGGCGCGTGCCGCCGTCAACGTAAGCGACTTCGCGAATGCTGCGCAAATCGGTCGGCAGGCTGACAAACTGCTGGCCCGCAGACACGCTTGATTGCGTCGTGCGTTCGAGAAGCGCGATGTCCAGCTCGCGGCTCATGCGCTGTTCGGTCAGCGTGATAAAGGTGCCGATCTGACTGGTCAGGTCATCGCGGGCCAGAAAGTCGGCAATGAAAGATTTAAGAGTGCCGTAGTTCTGCATCAGACCGACCCCTCGCTAGTTCGGAAAAATCGGTTGTCGTAGTCGTTGAGCCACTTTTTCCATTCGGTCGGGTTGTCTGCGGGCTTGCCCAGCTTCGCGACCAAATCGTAATAAAGTGTCTCGGGGATGTCGGCGACTTTCTGCCAATGTTTCTGCGTGTTGCCGATCAGACTGCCGCGCTTGTGCGCGTTCCGCTCGACCCGGTTGCGGTCAATGATCTTGTCGGCACGCTGGATTGAGTAAACGCCCTCAATGACGCCACCATCGGTTATATCGAGTACCGTTTTTTTGTCGGTAGTCTGAGAGACGATTTTGCCGGCCATGCTTCACCCCGCATAAGTAAAGGGGGATCCGAAGACCCCCCGATATGTCGCTTAAGCCGACAGGCTGTAGAGCGCTGCGTGAGCTTTTGGAGCTTTGAACTCCATAGACCATTCGCAGACCACAAAACCGCGATCTCGGTCGCCGTCGTTGGCGAGGTCTTGGGTCGCAAAGTTACGGCCCGGCAGGGTCACAAACTCAACGTGTTCTGGGTCAATCAGATACGCGCGATCGGAAGGAGCGAAACGATCAACGACCGCTTCAACACCACCGAAGTCGGACAGGTAAACCGAGACAGCGCCCACAGAAGTCACTTCCTGCGGTGCGGAGTAGTTGATCTGGTTGCTGACGGTGCCGCTCGCGCCTTCAGTCGCATCGGAAAACTTTTTCTTCTGCGTTGGCGACAGCAGGATCATGGTTGGCTTGCCGCCATCCTCGAACGCCGCCTGCATCGCGGTGTCGATCTTAGCGACAGACAGAGCCTCGGGGGTTGCCGCTGCGAAAGCGTCGGCGATGCCGTCAGAGTTGCTGTCGGTTGCTGCGCCAGGAAGCGTGGAGCCGTCGCCGTTGTGCGTGCCGGCGGTAAAGTCAGCAGCGTTTACAACGTTGGTGATCCAAGACGACAGGGTGCCGGCTTTACGCGGATCGGACAGAGACTTCACCTGGTCGTGGAGCATGGTGAATTCCACGTCGCGGCGAATTTCCAGACCTTTCAGCACAGACTGATAAGCGCTTTCACGCGCGCGGCCTGCGGTGCTGATCGCGTCCAGGGTGCCAGATACAGCAAACGCTTTGCGCGAAATCTGCATGTGGTTCTGGAAACGGTCGGTCGTGGTTTGTTCGTAGGACGTGATCTCGCCACCTTCAGATTGCGCGTTTGCGCCAGCGGTTGCGAGTTCCTGCACCTGCCAATCAAAAGAAATCGCGTTGCGGGTGCCTTTTTTTACGGCGCTGTGCAACGGCACTTCGGATGGGTCAATGCGGGCGATAATGTCGGACAAGTCCTCGCGCGCACCAACAGCGGCGCTGGTCT